TAGGGTTTATGATGCACTTTACGACTCAGTTGTTCCAGGTTCTATTCCTGCTGCTGTTCTTATTATTGCTAAGTATCAATATCAGATTGCCTTTGTTGCGGATCAAGAAATTAATCTTTTGGCGGCACTGACAGAAATTATGTGTGAGGTTGAGTTTAAATGAAGTCTCTTAAAACACCCTTGAGGTATCCAGGCGGAAAGTCCCGTGCTTGCACCAAGATGGATCCTTATTTTCCAGATCTTCGCAACTATGATGAGTTTCGAGAACCATTTCTTGGTGGAGGAAGTGTCGCAATTTACCTTACTAAGAAGTATCCTGGATTGAGTATTTGGGTGAATGATTTATATGAACCCCTTGTCAACTTCTGGCAACAACTCCAAATGTTTGGGTATGATTTAAAAAGTGAACTTGTAGATTTAAAGACCACAAATAATACTCCTGATTTAGCAAGAGAACTTTTTGTCCAATCAAAGGAGCGTATCAATGACAAAGATATGTCAAATTTTGATCGTGCTGTGTCTTTCTATGTTGTAAACAAGTGTAGCTTTAGTGGTCTTACTGAGAGTTCATCTTTCTCTGAACAAGCTTCCCAAAATAACTTTAGTTTGCAAGGTATTCAAAAACTGCCTAGTTATTCTGAACTGATTAAAAATTGGCGTATAACTAACTATTCCTATGATTATTTGATGGATGGAAATAAAGGTGCTTTTATGTATCTCGATCCTCCTTATGACATTAAGGATAACCTCTATGGGCGTAAAGGATCAATGCATAAAGGATTTGATCACGATAAGTTTGCTGCTGACTGCGATACTTGTCCTATGGATCAGTTAATCAGTTACAATTCAGATCAACTTGTGAAAGACAGATTTAAAAATTGGAAAACTGGTGAGTTTGATCTTACATATACGATGAGGTCAGTTGGTGAATATATGCGAGAGCAAAAGGAAAGAAAAGAACTGTTGCTATTTAATTATGGAACTGAAGGATTGGTTGAACTCAATTAATTTTACAAAGGAAGATTTATCTGAGAATATTAAAGAATACCCTCCATACATTATTAATCGTTGTCTGTCAGGGCATATTGATTGTGTAATGTACGTGAATGAAATGAATATAGCACATTATCTTGATAAAGATATGCAATATTCATTTTATCTAAATAGTCTAAGGAAAAAGAAGAGATTTTCTCCCTGGCTCCGAAAGGATAAAGTCACAGACTTAGAATGTATAAAACAATACTATGGATATAGTAATGAAAAAGCATCACAAGCTCTGAAAATCCTGACAAAAGAACAAATTAATTTTATTAAACAACGACTTGACATTGGAGGATCAAAATGACCACTACGGTAGAACCTACTGTTAATTGGTCTCAAGACCAAATGGTGGAGGTAATTCTTAATGAACCTGATGACTTTCTGAAAGTCCGTGAGACTTTAACCCGCATCGGAGTTGCATCAAGAAAGGAGAAAAAACTTTATCAGTCTTGCCACATTCTGCATAAGCAGGGTAGATACTATATTGTTCACTTTAAGGAACTGTTTGCTCTTGATGGTAAACACGCTAACTTAACTGTGAATGATGTTCAAAGACGTAATCGTATCGTTCGTCTTCTTGCTGACTGGGGATTGATTACGGTTGTTAAAGAAGATAGTGTTACTGATATTGCACCACTCAATCAAATTAAAGTTCTTGCTTACAAAGATAAGGGGGACTGGATCTTGGAACAGAAGTATAATATTGGTAAAAAAGGAAAAGGTGTAGAAACCGAATGAAAAAGTGCGGGAAATAACATCCCGCTTTTTTTATGATTTTGTATAATTAGTAGTGGATGCCGTAAGGGTCCACACAATCAAACCTCGCTTTTAAAGGAGTTACTTAAATGACTAACCTTGCACGTTATACTGCTGCGGATCTTCCTACTTTGATGGATAAGATTACTCGCAATAGCATTGGATTGGATGAATATTTTGATCGTATTTTTAGTCTTCACGAAACAACTTCCAATTATCCTCCATATAACTTGGTTCAAGTTAGTAATGTAGAATCAAGACTTGAACTTGCTCTTGCCGGATTTAGAAAAAAAGAAGTATTTGTTTACACTCAAGATGGTAAACTCTTTATTGAAGGTCAAAAAGAAGATAAAGAAACGCAGTCCAACTACCTCCACAAAGGTTTGGCTCAACGGTCATTTACACGTTCCTGGACACTCTCTGATGATACGGAAGTTAGATCAGTTGATTTTGAGGATGGGCTTTTAACTGTTACTCTTGGTAGAATTGTCCCCGATCATCACAAACGAAAAGATTATCTCTAAATAAAATAAAAAAATGAAAACTTTTCTCCAGTATCTTGAGGAATTAAAAATAATCGGATATAAGATGGCAAAACCTCATTTGGGATTGCCTAAAGGAAAAGCATATGCGAAGAGATCATCTTCAAGTGCTGGTGGAAGTGGTGGTAATGGAAATGGGGACTAAATATAATTGAATATCGTCGGCGCTATGCCACGGGAGGTAACTGGCAAAATCCAGTTGACACCTCCCATTTTTATTGCTAAAATGATTAAAGGTATGGAGTAAAGATGACAATTAAACTTTTACTTTTAAAGTCAGGGGAAGATATTATTTCTGACATTAAAGAAATGGTTATTGGTGAAGATGAAGACCGTAGAGTGGTTGGATATTTTCTTAACAAACCGTGCTTAGTTAAGATGAGAGATCCAAGTCTTCTTGTCGAAGAAAGCACTGAAGAACAAAAGAAAGCAGCATATCAAGTTTCTCTCTATCCTTGGATGCCTCTCTCTAAAGACTCAGTTATTCCAGTTGCTGCTGATTGGGTAGTAACAATTGTAGAGCCTATTGTTAAACTTTCTGAAATGTACGTGGAGGACGTGTTATCTCGTGGAACAGAAAACGATCAAAATTCTAGCACTGCTGAACAATCAAATTCTGATAACTCAGATTGAAGAAGTTGGTGCTGATATTGGAGAACCCGATTGTAAACTTATTAATCCATTTGTGATAAAAAAGGAAAATGGATATGACCCAATATTAGAACCATTTCTTTGTGGTTATACAAAACAAAATACATTTATGATGAGTTCGGATAAGATTCTTACTCTTGCAGATCCGACACCAACCCTTCTTGAAAAATATGAGGATTTGATTAAAGAATGACACAAAGCTTTTATACTAATGTTCAATTGATTGGAAATCAATTTTTGGTTCGTGGAGTAGAGAATGGTAAAAGATTTGAAACGAGAGATGAGTTTTTTCCTACTCTCTTTGTAAAAACTAAAAGGGATTCTAAGTATAGAACATTAAGTGGTGAAGCAGTAGAACCAATTAATCCCGGAACTGTAAGGGATTGTCGTGAGTTTTATAAAAAATATGATGAAGTTGATGGATTTGAAATCTATGGAAATGATCGTTACATCTATCAATATATTTCAGAAAAATATCCAGAAGATGAAATCAAGTTTGATATCAGTAAAATCAAACTCGTAACTTTGGACATTGAGGTTGCTTCTGAGCAGGGATTCCCAGACGTTGAATCTTGTTCGGAAGAAATCCTTGCAATTACTATTCAGGACTACACGACTAAAGAGATTGTCACTTGGGGTTCTAAACCTTTTAAAAACCCCCGTAATGATGTGACATATCACTACTGTCCAAGTGAATATGAACTTTTAAATAACTTTATTCACCATTGGATGATTGATGTTCCAGATGTAATTACTGGATGGAACATTCAATTGTATGATATCCCTTATATCTGCAAAAGACTAAATCGTGTTCTTGGTGAAAAACTAATGAAACGAATGTCTAACTGGGGACTTGTGACTGAAGGTGAGATCTTTATTAATGGACGTAAGCACACAACATTTGATGTTGGTGGTTTAACTCAACTTGATTATCTGGACCTCTATAAGAAGTTTACTTATAAAGCACAGGAATCATATCGTCTTGATTATATTGCTGAAGTTGAACTGGGACAGAAAAAACTTGATCACTCAGAGTTTGATACTTTTAAGGACTTCTATACTCAAGGTTGGCAAAAATTTATTGAGTACAACATCGTTG